TAGTGCTTCTGTAACAATTGCAAGTTCAGTATTAGGGTTATTGAAAATACCTCGGTTAGAAAAGTTAGATTTTATGGGGATTACACAAAAAGCACCAAAGTGGTTTGAGATAGTCAAGAACCATTTTAATAGTGGTAAAAATGTATTTGCGTGTCAAGAAGAACTAATAGACGCGGGGTTAAAAGATTATGCAGAGCTTTAAGGAATACTTATTACTAAAAGAAAACGTTCATAGTGGGGGACATTTGCCAACTGTCAGTGTTTATCTTGGGTTTATAGAAAGGTTAAGTCGTGCAACATTTGAAGTTATCAAGTATCAAATGATAAAGTACATCAATGAGAACTACAAACTTCCTAAGTTTGAAATCGCAGATAAAAACGCGAGAGAGGAAATGACAATTTCATTATATGATGTGCCTCAACATTTATTCGATACTGTAGATTTCTTGAATGATTTACACGAAATTGCTATAGATGTTCTAGAAGAACTAGGTGATGCATTTACATATATTGATGTCAATTGGCCTCTTGCTTACAAGATGGTTATTCAAAATCATGTAACTTTTCTTCATGTTGATGGAAGTCAACCACTAAATGGGATTGACAAGTTGATAGAAGGAGATAGTGCTTTTCAATTAGATGTTAGATTAGAACCTCCTGCTAAAGAAATTGGAGTACTGTCATTGCTGAAGGTCAAGGGATTTGAAAGAGTTATAATAAGTGGGACAAATGAAAAACATGAAGAATATCACAAAGTAAATACTATTCTTCAAAAGCACTTTGATAGTGGTAGAAACATTCTTGCATGTCAAGAAGAACTCATAGACGCAGGACTAAAAGATTATGCAGAGCTTTAAGCAATACCTTCTTACAGAAAAAGTTGGACCAGGAACCTTTGCTCCTTGGCATATCAGTGACCCTGAAAAGGTTCAACATTTTATGTCAAATTATGCTAAATGGAGTGGATGGAAAGTCAATAAAGATGGGACAGTGTCTGTGACAAAAGTCGATTATACACCTCTCGGTGTATTTGGAGATATTGGTGGTGAAGGGCATGGTGAAACTGCACTTATGGTAAAGTATCGAAATGCTAAGAAGTTTGAAATTATCATGGGAGATGATGCAAACTTTAAGTCATTATGGGGAGTTCCAGATGTATGTAACTACTTAGGGGTAAGTTCTCATACTCTTGAAACATTAGAGCATTGTACTCCGACTATCAAAGGCTCACTATATCTCTATACTCCAAACTTGAAACGTTTTGATTGTGGGAATGTGACAATAGCTGATGAACTGAAAATAGGAAGTATTGGTCAAGCTCCGCTAAGTGACCTGCATAAATACTTTCAGGTGCCTACTATTCGTTTCTTCACTATGTCACTTGATGCAATGTTTAGAAAACCTGTTTTAAGTTTATTGAAATGTAATGCAAAAATTACATGGGGAACTTTCATGAACCCTGAAGTAAAAACCCAAGAAGTTATGAAAGTTATTCAGATACTAAATAAGCACAATAGACAATCAATACTAGATTGTCAAGAAGAACTCATTGACGCAGGATATAAGGACTATGCTGAACTATGAAGATAAAAGAACTGTTTGAAAATGCGATACCTCACCAACAACGAGTATCATCCGGGAAGTTGGTCATTGAATTAGCATTAGCTAATATCCCAAGTGGTGATACTAGAACAAGACTGACAAAAAACATCAAGTTTGTGTTTCCTAAAGCAAATGTAACGTTCGAACAAGAAGCATGCATAACAGTTTTTGACAACATCACTCAATCCCATTTAGAAGAAGTCGATATCTTAAACAATGATGTTATTCAGACTGTTCAAGAAACTATTGGAGATACTAAAGGAGAACCGATTGACTGGGGAAAGTATTACTTAGAGTTTGATGGAGTTCCATCTTTCCGTGTAAATGTTGAAAATGTTACTATTCATTGTATGGATAATACATATGGTTTATCAGGAATAGATAAAGTCATTGGATCAGGTGTAATAGAGTTAGTTATTAGTGATTTTGAAAAGATCAAAGGGAACATTCTATCTTTAGCCAAGATAGGAACACACACCGATGTCTATATCGAGTCTCTCAAAAACGGAAATCTTCAACGCCAAATTGGAGATATGTTAGATAAGCACAGATCATCAAAAAATGTTTTTGGATTTCAAGAAGATCTCATCGACGCAGGATATAAGGACTATGCAGAGCTTTAAGCAATACTTAGCAGAAGAAAAACTTCTATTTGATCCGCATATCTTATCATATGCTTTTGCTGATTTTAGCCAAGAGTTTCTATCTACCTTTGACCAGGAGTTTGGAACTGCAACTGAAATGTGGTTAGATCCTGGTGACAATGATTACACGGCTTTCCGTCAAGTTGTTATGGCTGGACATACGATAAAGGTATCACATCGTGTTATGACTACTAATCGATTGAAAGCAAATAAAGAATGGAACCTATTATGTGATGATGGTGGTTATGTGGATGAAGAAGAAAACTTTGAACAAATCTACTTCAAGAAACGAGCTACTCCTTTCAAGCATCCAAAGTTTGCTTCATTTGAATACTCATCACTTACGTCAATACCGTCAGGATTAGCTCCTATCATGCATGCTCTCAATTTAGAAGGAAATCAAATTGCAGGAGGGTTTGAACATTTACCTAATCATGTTGATTTGCTAAACTTGCGAAACAACAAGATACGTTCTTTATCAGGATTAGGAAATAGTAAAAGAAGTTTGTTTCAATTAGACCTTAGCCATAATCCTATTGAAAGCAACATTCTTAGCTTATTGAAGTGTGAGTTTATCAATGAACTAATGTATGAAAATGTTCCAGGACAAGCAAAGAAAGCATTAGACATTCTATCTAATCATCTAAAATCAAAAAACGTATTTACATGTCAAGAAGAACTCATAGATAATAACCTAAAGGATTTTGCTGAACTATGAAGCTAATTGATTTTATTACTGAAAAGAAAAAAGAAAAAGTAATTTTTATTGCTTTCTCATTCAAAAAGAAAAACTTAGAAAAGCTTTTACCTGATGCAGTATTTGTTGATTGGGCTGATGTTAGTATAAAGAATGGTCAAATCTTTATAGGGTCTGACAACATCAATGCATTTTCATTTATCTTTCTAGGTTTATGTGGAGATAATGAAAGAAAGTTTATTTTAGTAAAAGAGTATATTGAAAAGTCAAAGACTACTAGTTTAGTCTATGGTTCTTCCCTCTCAATGAACAACAAATTACTTCAAACATTCCGTTTCGCTGAAAGTAAATTAGACCAACCTAAAACTGTGATTGGGAATGCTTCAACCTTGAAAGCATCAGAATTAGTAAAAGACTTAGGATTACCAATTATAAGTAAAATACTTGACGGGTCTCAAGGTAGAGGTGTCGAGAAACATACAACTCGAACTGCTCTAACTAAGTTTTTAGAAGATAATGCAAAGAAAGATTTTATCTTTCAGGAGTTCATTCCAAATGATGGAGATATCAGAGCTTTCTTCTTCAAAGGTGAATTGTTATTTGCAATCAAACGTGTAGCAAAAACTAAGGGAGAGTTTAGGAATAATGTTTCATTAGGTGGAACTCAAGAGTTTGTAGAACTTTCAGAAGGTGCTAAGAAGACTGCACAAAAAGTTAATAACGTATTTAGAAACTTAGACTTTACTGGAGTAGATATCATTCAGCATAAAACTAACAAAAGATGGTATGTTCTAGAAATCAATAGTGCTCCACAGTTTATAAATAAAGAGGATTTAGTTATACCAAAAATTGTAGATTTCATAAAGAAAGGAACTTGATAACGTGAAAATTATTGAACTATTTACTGAAGCAGGTGGAGCGAAGAGAAATACTTTTGCTCCATGGCATCCAAGAATACCAACTGAAACTGATGAAATAATGGGCATATATGGTAATGCTCGTAATGGTATAAAGATACTAAGAGATGGAAGTGTATCTGTTAGAGGAGAAAGTTACTATACTATAAAAGAAGTTGGGCCAGTTGATGGTGGGAAGATTGGAATACTGGTAAAGTATAACAACATTGGAGCTTCACATCAAGCAGAAATTAAAGATTTACCAACGTATAAGCTTACAACATTAGAGTATGGGCCAAATAAGATTGGCAGCACTGGAAGTTTGACTATTGAGCTTTCAGAGATTACTTCATTCAGGGGGTTTCAGTGTGAGATTGCAGAAGCACTACTATTATGGAGATGTCCAAGTTTGAAAGAATGGGGTCAAGGTTGTCAAATTACATGTCATAGACTAATCATCAACTATGCTTTTGATTATGATCTTTTTAGAACAATAGGACAGCATTTCAAAATCCGTTCACATATTACTTTATATCCAGACGCAGCAAAGACTCTAGTTGGAAAAGGACTGTTGAGTTTGTTCAAAGTTAAGAAGCCTGTTGCAGGTTCTTTTGGTATTGAACTTTTCTTTACTGATAAAAGTAAAGTTGATCCTGAGCTTGTTCAAGCAACTGCAATAGTCAATAAATACTTATCATCACATACACCAGACCTTCTTGCATGTCAGGAAGAACTCATCGACAATGGACTAAAAGATTATGCAGAACTTTAAGCAATACTTAGCAGAAGCCACAGCTAAAAACATTGCTCCTTGGCAAGACCCGTCTAATCCAGCATTTATTAATGCCGATCCATCGAAGTTCTTCAACGGAAGTGTCACACGAAATAAGAACGGGACCTATTCTACTTCTGCTGCAAAAGACAATCACATTATATGTGCAACACTTGAAGACAATCAAATTGTAATACCTATCAAGTTTTCAATAATGAGCTACTTTGAAACTATTACTGGTAAGGATAATGGTCTTACAACCCTTCAGGGATGCCCCGACCGAGTAAGAAAGGAAATGTGGATTGACTCTAAAAATCTTACAACTTTAGATTATCTTTATACCAAAGTTGATTGGAAATTGACAATTGATTGTCCTAATCTTAAAACATTTGGCGATGCTAAGTCAAAATGTCTTGACTTAATTCTTTATGACATTGGAGATGTTCCTCTTGCAGAAGTGCCACATCATTTTGAAGTAACTTCTACTATTTTCCTTACTGCTAGTTCTGCATATAGAAAACCTGTCTTATCAGTGTTGAAAGTCAAAGGCCCATGGAATAATGTTGCATCACGATTGGGAGTTAATAACTGGAGAAATGACCCTGGTAATGCAAAAAGCAAAGAAGTAGAAAAAGTCTGTCTAATTTTAAGTAAGCATGCTAAATCTCGTAACATTCTTGAATGTCAAGAAGAGCTAATAGACGCAGGTTTTAAAGATTACGCAGAACTTTAAGATGATAAGAAGTTAGTCAAAAAGTCAATCTTGAAACCCAGTTCTAACCTCTTTGCTTCCATGTTTGACAATGTAAGATTGATATTTTCAGATCCGTGTATTCTTGCGTAAAAGTTATAGTTCTCTTTGACGAACCCTATTGACTTTGCAGTAAAGTCATATTCATTTTTTATAGTCTCTAAATGTTCTGGTGAATATAAAGTGCTCATATATTAGTTCTCTTTATGTTATAAACATTTATTTATATTTCTTAATTTAGCCGAACATCTATGACTCCCACATGTATAACTATATCCTCGATATTTTGTGTAAGATCTTTTCTTATCACAAATAGCACACTTAGGGAAACATTGTATTTCATGTAAAATACAATAGATCCGTTCATGTAATGAACTTTCTTTTGGAAGGAACAATGTTTCACATAATATACTTTCAAATAACTCTGGATTAGAAACTTCAAGATATTCAGTTTTTCTTGCATTCAATTTTCTATTCGAAGCTGTCAATAAATCATTTTCAATTTGGGATTTGATTTTCATATTTTTTATATAAAGAAGGAAAAGAAGAAAGAGCTATATGAACATCAAATAACTCTGATATTAGTTTTTTGATTTGAGGATATGTCATTCCATTATCTCTATTCTTTACTATTACTATTCCAATATCTAAACCATATTTAGTTTTAGATTGAGATATTTTTTGTCCATTTTCTTTTAGATATTCATGAGTTTCTTTAGTTCGTCCAACATTTGCATGTTGTTCTGCATTTGGGACATTTGATATGTCATGTTTTTTTGCCGTGGTTCCAATAGGAATACGTTGTATTACTTTCCAGCCTTTAGTTTTGTCTAACTTCTTTTTTGAAACTGTTCCGTCTTTTAGCAACTGTAGAGTTTGTCTAAGAGCATTATAATGAATGTCATTATCATAACAAAACTTTATCAATTCATCAGTCATGATAACTTCACCATTAGGACTTTCCAGTTTCCATTGACATGCACTTGGGTGATTTTTACCACTAATTGCATCTGATTGTTTCTGTTGTCCAACATGAGTTTCTTTAGTTCTTCCTCTAAATAATTCCCCTCGTTTTTTACCTGCTTCTCTAATATACGAAAATTCTTCTCCAGTTCTTCCTGACAAAGTCATAGACACTGCTTTAGATACTTTTGCATATCCTTCATCATTTTCCTTAGTGCGACCAGTCATTTTTGCAGCTGCAGCTCTTTTAGAAGGATCATTCTCTTTAGTTCTTCCAGATAAACTATTAGAGATTTTTATTGCACGTTCATTTCCTTCTTCTACTGTTCCTGACATTGCTTTTCCCAATTCACGTCTAATCCATGAATACATTTTATTTGTCATCTTTCTTTCACTATTATGTTTTGAAGAACAACATAACATGGAAAGAGCATATTTCAATTTATTATTTTCTGGGTATATTTTGACAAGTAATTGATGTGCTATAAAATGTTCAGATGCAGAAAGATAAGCTATATTATAAGGTTCATCTGTTCCACCTAGACATTTAGGAATGATATGATGTGCTTCCGAATAACCTAATACTAGATTAGCTTCTTTTTTAGAAGAAGATCTTTCTTGAGCTCGTAATATGATTTGATTGTATATTTTTTCATAATTCATAGTTTATATTATATCACAACTTCATAGATAAATTCATATTTTGTAAGTGTTATTGATAAATACTTTATGAGAAATCTGTAAATCATATATCTAATAATTTTCAAAAGGAGAAATAATATGGCAACTCTTTCACAAACGGGAATTCCATTATCAGGAAACGGAATTTTGCACCCGAAACATCGAAATAGGTTCCGAGTACAATTCGTTGGTATGGTCAATGACGGAACAAACCTAACAAGACAAGTTGTAACTTGCAATAGACCAACATTGACTTTTGATGAAGTTCCTCTTCATCGTTATAACTCTATCTCATTTGTAGCTGGTAAGCATTCTTGGTCTGATTTCCAAGTTACTTTAGAAGATGACTTGACAGGTTTAGCTTCTTCTGCAGTTCAAGCCCAATTAGAAAGACAACAACGTTTGATTGGTGCGGATCATGCTTCAGGTCAATTCTTAAATACTGCTGCAACTGCTTCAGGTTATAAGTTTGGAGTTATTCTTCAAATGCTTGATGGTAATGAAGCAATTGCAGAACAATGGAAGATGGAAGGAGCTTGGATAAAAGATGCAACTTATGGTGACTTAGATTACTCATCAGCCGATCAAGTTCAAATCCAACTTACTATCAAATATGACCATGCATATCAGGAATTGAATAATGGAGTTATTGGAACTGATGGAATAAACGCAACTGCTGGTTTCTTGTTGTAATACTTATTACTTCTATACAAACTAAAAGGGGGGAATATTGTAATGATATTCTCCTTTTTTCGTATAAAGATAAATACCATAAAGTAGATTACACAATAAGGAACGTTTATATATGTCAGCAATTGATTTTTCAAAAATAGTATCAGGTGCCGGAATACAACTTGAACAAGCGGCATATAACCGATTTGGTGCTGCAGTTGATCAATTTACTCGTGCTCCATTTTCTGATATGATATCAGGAAATACGTCTAGTTTTGGTGGATTAGATCCACATTTTAGACCGGATCAACGAGGAGAATGGCGCCCAACAAATTATGCACAAGACCTGATTACATATCAACCAAAACACCGGTTCATGTTCAGAGTGTTGTTCGAAATGAACCCGAATTTCACAGAACTAATAGGTGGAAGAAAAGATGTTTTTCAATATGTTATCAAGAATATTGACAGACCAAAACTTAACTTTGATTTTGAAGCTGTCAATATGTATAACTACAAAACAAAAGTTCTAAAGACTATCAATCATGAACCTTTGTCAATCACACTGATTGATGATATACAAGATACGTTCCATGCTTTCTTTACTGCTTACCTACGAGCTCATTCTCCAGCAGCACGTTCATGGACACCCGAAAAATCATTGGCTATGATGGAAGATAGTGGAATGACTTTTAGTGATGCTCGTGATGGAACTCAGATTGACTCTGCTATAAGAGGTGCATTACCAGACAATGGTATCAATCCATTTCGTTCCATCAGACTTATTCAGTATTTTGGACATGCTACTCAGATGAATACTTTTTGGTTTGTCAATCCACGTATTCTTGATATGTCATATGACTCTGCTGACAATGAAGGTGGGGATATGGGTAATCATGCTACAATAAGATTTGATTATGATACTTTATCCATAGGGCAACCGACTAAAGTGACCGGTCGTTCAGAATATGCAGCTCCCGGAACTGATATGTTTAGCCCAGAAATACCAGTTCAAAACATTGGATTTCCGTCGCCACATTGGTATGGTGATAGTTATGGAAGTAGTAGTTTTGGTGGAGGCGGTTGGTTAGGAAATGTTCTATCTGGTGTTGTAGGTGGAGCTGTCAATCAAGTAGCAAGTGGTGTAGTTGGCAATATCAAAATTCCTATTCTTGGACAAGCTACTCGCAATATTGTTTATGGAGCTTCGCGACAGATTACTAACACGACCCGTAACACTTTATTTGGTGCTACAGGAGGAATAAGTTCCGCTATTTCTAATTCTGCGTCAAGTGCTGGAAGATGGCTAAGTGACTCTGTTTCAAACTTAGGAAGAACTTCTCCACCAGTTGGAAGTCAAACATCAGACGAAATGTTCAGAAAAATTCGAGAAGAATAACTAATATATGGCTCAAGGTCGTTTTATTCCACGAAATCCACAAAAGTATTTCGGAAACTATACTCAAATCTTTTTTCGTTCTTCGTGGGAATTGACTGTCATGAAGTTCTTTGATCGTTCTATAGGTGTTACACGTTGGGTCAGTGAGGAAGTAGCTATTAGCTATATTTCTCCTAAAGATGGAAGAATTCATCGATATTACCCTGACTTTATGTTTGAAATGATAAATATCAATCAAGAAGTTGAAAGATGGGTTGTTGAAGTAAAGCCGTTGAAAGAAACAAGTATTGAACATGCTAAAAGTGCGTATGATAAAGTTGCGGTAGCTGTCAACGAAGCTAAGTGGTTTGCTGCTGAAAAATTTTGTCAAGCAAATGGAATGAAGTTCAAGGTCGTTACTGAAATTGATATCTATCGAATGGTTCCACGAACAGCGAAAAAGAAAGCACCAAAAGTGAAAAAGTTGGCGGCTAATGGAACAAAGAAACCAGTAACACCAAGAAAACCAAGTAAGACTTCTATAACAAGAGCAACAACAAATGGTAAAAGAAAATCTAAAAAATCATCCGCTTGAAGCTGTTTTCGGAATTGCCTCGGGTTCTACGTATAACGAAATGTCGCCTTATGACGATGATGATATGATTGCAGTTCCACAGCAGGAACTTGCTCAAGCAGCAGGATATCAAGATGATGCAGAAGACCTTGACATTACTGAAAAGATTGAAACTATTTTTGAAGCTGCAATGGATGCATATGAAAACCAAACTGCACTTACTGAAATTGTTGAACCAAGATATGCTGCAAGGAATGCCGAAGTGGCTGCACAGTACTTGAACACAGCACTAAATGCTACTGCACTAAAAGCAAGAACTAAAAATGATAAGCGAAAATCTGCTCCTTTTATCCCGTTTAATAATACTAACATATCGAATTCGAATGTAGTTGTTGCAGATAGAAACCAGATATTGGAAATGTTAAGACAAAGGAATAAGGAAAATATTGAATGAAAATAAAAGAACTATTATCAGAAGCACCTAAAGTAAGCGAAGAAACTAAACGAGTTAGAGAGATTATCAAATCTTGGAGAGCATGGATAAAAGCTAATCCTCAATATGATGAAGGTACTTTTGGACATTATGAACTTACTCCTAATAATGAACTCATTCATAAAGGTCGAGCTATCATTGTTAGACCTTATATGCTAGACGAGAATGGAGAACTTCCAATCAAAATACATTCTTGCTATAAATTTGTAATAGGAACACCAGAGCTGAAATCATTCAAGAACTTTCCAGATAAGATACTTTATGATTATCGTGAAACCAGAGACCGTAGGTGGTCTTTAAGTTTTGGTGGAGTTTATTCAAATGATAACAATTATAATCATATTACTTCGCTAAACGGCATTACTCCAGAAATACAGGGTGGGTTAGATTGTAGTATGTTAAGAAAAGTCAATTTCTCTCATGTGAATACTTACATCAAACATTGCACACTTGTTGCTCTTCCACGTGATTATGTAGGACCGTTGCTTAGCTTTCTGAAAATACCAAGTCTCAAAAGAATACATTACCGGGTATTAGGTAATACTAAAACTGATCAAGACAACGCTTATGAAATAGTGTCTAAATACTTAGAAGGAAATCGAAACATATTAGAATGCCAAGAAGAACTTATCGACAATGACCTAAAGGATTATGCAGAATTATGAAGATATCCGAATTACTAAATGAAGCACCAGACAATAATCCTGAAGTCAAACACATAAAAGCTAAGATAGCTGAATGGCGTGATCGTATCAAAGTTGATACGAAGCGTTATGTATCAACTGATATAAAGCCTTTTGGAACCTTTACTATTCAACCTCACGAAGGTGGTGGATATGGCATCGTTCATACAAGTAAAGAACTTACATTACATGAATGGATGTTTGATGATAATGGTGAATTAGAACTAAAGTTCATTTCATGTAATTCATTGAATATCCGTGCAGCAAATGTTAAGTCATTCAAGAACTTTCCGGATAAAATTTTGAATTATGGAAATAACTTTACCTATCCGGCAGTATTGGATGCTCATTATCAAATCCCTAATATTACTTCATTGGAAGGAATATCACAATATATGAATGGTTTTGCCAATTTTGTAAACTTTAGCAATTTATCATTTTCTAATGCACATAAACATATTAGTCATGTTATTAGATTAAGATTACCATTGAAATACAATGGACCAGTACTTTCATTGCTAAAGATACCAAGTTTAGAAAATGTTGCCGGGCTTGCAAATGGTTATGTAAAAATCCTAAATACACATTTAGCAATGAAACAACGTAACATTCTTGCATGTCAAGAAGAACTCATAGACGCCGGATTGAAAGATTATGCAGAGCTTTAAGCAATACTTATTAGCAGAAGAAAACAACAACTTTGACTTTTGGCCACGTGAGGATGTAGTTGATTGGATAACACGAAATGGACATAGAGTTCTAAAGAAGTATAACATTGAAGATTTTGACGAAGGTTCAATTAAACATGCTACAGTCATGCCAGATGGAACTGTCAATGCAGGTCAAATCATTCTTACAGATTATGATGAATGTCTTCCAAAAATGAAAGGGTCTGACTTGACATATTTACCCTGTCAGTTTGGAGAAATAATAGGAAGCTTCTTTGTTGCTAAATGTAATCTTGGTTCTCTAAAAGGCTCTCCGAAAAAAGTTGGAGGAAAGTATAGTATTTCAAACAATTATGCAATTACATCAATTGAGTATTTACCAGAAGAAGCGGGTGGTTACATACTAAGAAATACTAGCATCAAGTCATTTTCAGGAATTCATAAAGTTATCAAAAAAGTTACAGGTGCTGCTGAGCCAACTATTATGCTTCCTTCTTGCGCCGAACATGCTTTTTTGGGATTTCTCAAAATTCCAGGATTGAAACAATTGACACTATCACAAGTAGTTCAAGATCGTGGGGCTGGAGTTAGAAAAGAATTGATACATGCAGTAAATATCGTCAATAAGTATTTGCCATTGGGCAACATATTTGCTTGTCAAGAAGAACTTATTGATAATGACCTAAAGGATTATGCGGAACTATGAAACTATCCGAACTATTTGAAGCAAACGCACCAATACCGGCAGTTAGAGACTTACCTCCTATTGACCCTATCGAATTGAGTGATACTTTAGATAAAGTCAAACAGTCAAACGAGTATAAAGACATACTTACAAAAACGTTTGACATTTCTACTCCAGTAAAGCTAAAGAATGGAACATTGACATTCAAACTCAAAAATGGAACTATAGACTATTCCGTCTATTCAAATGGTCAAATAAGAGCTCAAGCATCTTATGCT